TTTGCCGAATAAATCCTTACCTTTACCCCGTTTATAGGTTAGACGGAAGCCGCATGAGTAAGTGATGAAAGGGCGGCAGGGATGCTTTGAGCATAGGAGGGGATAATTTTGTAAATTGAAATATAACCCGTATATTTGCAATGGGTTGGAATCCGTAACCCTGTTATGCTTCCCATAAGAACAGCACGCTTATAACAGGTATTTTAAAGGCTTACAGAAATGTAGGCCTTTTATTTTTGCCTTGAATTTCTAATAGTCTGAAACTTCTCTACTCCCCTTGAGCCAAAATAAGCAACAACAACCGTAATTAAAAGAGTTTCCATTAAAGTAATGTAAGAGTCTTTTACCTCAAATTTTATGTTTAATGAGTCGAAAGTGATAAGTAGAAACAAAAAACCAAGTAAACTAAGCATAACCAAAGGGCGAGTGTTTTTAGCCAACCAACTATCTGACTCCATATCAGCCTTCCATCTTTCTGTAATAGCCGCATATTCCGCCTCTAATTGCTTTGTGGCCTCCACTTCCATAGCTTCCAAGTGCTTATTTACGGCCTCCTGAATAGCTAAGTTAGCCGCATCTTTTTCTTCTTTTGTTTGAACGAATTTATCCACCACGCCACCAAGTGAGGTTACGATATCTGAAGCCTTGCCTCCGATAATATTAGTTAGGAATTTAGGGATTGGCATTATTTAATAACCTTTAATGTATTTGTCAATCTTACAGGGTTGTATGCAATGTGAACCCACGAAAAGTCGTACTCGTTAATCAACTCTGTAAACTTTAAGTTCTTAGCGCACCAGTCGTGTATCTTCTTATTTTCTTCCTTACTTCCACCCGTCATATCAATAGCCATACCCCAACGGTGGTAACTTGTCGGCTTACTTCCAACGGCTGTATTTAACGCATCGCATCGAAAGAACGAGTTAACCTTAATAGGCTTGCCATACCATTCCCGTAATGGCTCAAAACACCTCTCAGCCACTAATTTCATGTGAGCTAACTCAGCCTCGTTTGGGGTGTTATCAATGCCTAATCTTTTAGCCGTTGGGCTATCAGTAGCCTCGCCGTAAGTTATGTGCCTTGATATGTTCATTAATTATACTTTCTTTTTTTATTCTCCATCCTTATGTCCGTTGGCCTTACAAATTCCTTTGATAAAATAATCTCACCATACTCCTCAGCACGCTCTAAGCGTTTGGTTAATATCGCTATTTTACTCTCTAAAATCTGTTTTTCGTATTTGTCCGACAAAATATGTTCGTCAATCTTTTTTAGCACTTTCTCCGACTGCTCATCCATCTTATGCTCAAAACGAATCCATGCGCCACCAGCAGCAACTAAAACAAAAATGATTTTATAAACAGAGCCTAAGTTAATGGTTGACTTTTCAATCTTTATGGATTCTGACATAAATAAGGGTTGCAAACATTATTGAAAATGGAATTGTAAACATGAAGTCTAAGTCTATTGTCTTGTAAATGTGAAAAAAGTTTCTATCCAAAACATCAAATAAAGACATTATCATGCCAGCGTAAACGTCTAAAATATCGTTCATCGCTGCTCTGATTGTTGCTATATTCATGGTTTAAATTTTAATTTTCGTAACTTGGTTTATCATCGTTTTCAGACATATCTACCTTTTCTAACTTAGTTAAATAAGAATATTCAGTGTCTTCTAAAGAAAGCATATCTTTATCAGACAAATACAAATAATTTTCGTTATCCACAGTTATTACATTGAATACCTGAAAACGAGAAAAGCTTTTACCCTGTATTGCAAAGGCTTGCTCTGCCGTTAATTTAATTGCCTTCATTATACTTGTCTTGATAGGGTTGTTTGAAATGTTTGTACAGCAGTTGATAGATTGACTGCCTCAGTATCGGTTAGCCCCAATCCTATCCAAAAGAAAGCGCAGTCACGAGTAGTGTAGTAAATAGTCGTATTCTGCTCATTGAATCCGTAAGAATACAACTCATAATTAGGTATTGAGTGTACAGACATTGCCTTTGTTCCTATCTCTGCCCCAGCCCTGTATAATTTAGCAGTACTTGAATTGGCCTTGCCTAAAAAGAACCCTCCGCTATTTGAATTACTAACACTCAATCTATTACTTGGAGAATTAGCACTATCGTAAATAGAGGTATTGCCTGACCGTCTGCAACATAAATCAAACAAAGCAGAACCATTCGTATTACCACAGCCACAGTCATACTGTCCTGTGTTTTGGTTTGTAGACCTTGAATAAAAACCAATCGAGTTATCATTATAAGCCAATCCCTCAACATTCGGATTAAATCCAGACCTCATATAAGCAGACACTCCCGATATCCCCGAAGCGGCAAAAGAGAACCCAGTACTGAAAATACCAGTAAAACTTGAACTTGCTAAGTTCTGAGCGCACGAAGCGGCAGACGAACCAACGTAAGGATAAATAACTTTTCTCTTAGACCAAATGCCATAATTTTTTAGGTCTAATACAAGTTGATTGACAGCATTTTTCTCTAAAGTAGACGTACTGCCAGAGGCAGCCGTTACCCTGTCAAAAAATGCCTGTGCGTCTGCATCGTATCCGCCCGATGGTGTTCCGCTTACACCACGGCTTGTAAAAGGGGATATTAAAGGAAATATCATGAATAAGCAATTACTGAACCGCTTGTTAATTTTAATGAACTAAACGCCTCACCTATTGGAGCAACGATTAAGGCACCTTGCTTAATTGTCTTGCCACTCAGTCCAATAGAACTTAAATAACTTGTCGGAGGGCTTGGGATTGGATACTCTGCACCACCTGTCAAAGTGTGAACCACAGTATCTTCCTGAGCGATAAAAGCATAATACTTTTTATCCGTTCTTAAAGTAGTGTCGGCTATTAACTCACAACCGCCACCTGCGGTTAGTCTTTCTGAATAAATACTCATTTTATATTGGTTTAATGTTTAAAAATCTTCTGTATTTGTATATAAATTCATCCCTTCCTTCATTAACATCGAAGGCAATATCACAGCTATTAGACACGTGTGGATTAGGGTATAACTCGCTCCAATCATAAGTTCCACCGTACTCAGCGAATAAAGTGTGGTTTTGGTATAAGTAATCACGGACACGCATTAAATAGAAGTCGCCTTTTTTCTTTAGCTCATCCCTTAAATAACCCATTTCATCCTTACTCACCACCTCTAAATTCTCACCACCTTGCTTAACTAATCCTACGTTTCTAATCTTAGCCCAAATAAAAGGCAAGGCATCATAGCAGGTATAGAAAACCAAAGCACTTCTTACAAGCCTTAATAAGGCCGTTTCATTAGCGGTAGTATCGGGTGGACTTGCGTTTAAACTCGCAATTAATCGGTTAAATAAAGGTGTGCCGAGCATCTCTTGAATGTAAATATCCTCGGCTGTTTTAGCGAAAGGGTAAACATCGTTTATATCAACATTAGCCCCCAAAGGACTGTTGTTTTTTAAGTACGTCTCAGATATGAAAAAAGCGTATGCCATTATACCATTCTTACTTTAAAAGGATTAAACGGATTAACCTCAATTACAACACCCGTTTTATTGTATTGCAATAACCTGTTCCAAAATCTCTCTACATCCATTCTATCGGCCTTAATAGTTACGTTGTCGTAAATCATATAAGCTTTTTCTAACTCTACATTACCGCCTAACTGACCGCTAATACTTACACCTGCAAGTAAAGGGGAAGTAAGTTGATGACCTGTAAGAATCTTTTTATCACACAACTCAGCCAAAACCATTTGTTGCTTGTCGATATTCGATACATCGGCAGGGCTAATATCAGGACTCAGTTCCTTATTTTCAGAGAATAACACAAGTGGATTCCCTGCCTTTAAAGCACCTTTGTAAGTCTTTTTAAGGTTGTCAATTATCGCTTGCTTATCGTTCTCACCATTAGGCACTTTGTAGAACTTGAAAATCATGCCGGGGTTCATGCCGTTGTCAATATTAGACAAATGGTACAAACTCATTTTAAAGTCTATCTGAATCCAATTTAAACAACCCTTATAAGGCAGTTCCCCATAATACTCATTATTACCCATCTTCACAAAGCAAAGTTGGTTTAAATCGCTTTTATTACGCCCTGTAAATACTTTAATTTCTTTAGGCTCGTTGCCTTTTCTTCTTGGATTCTTCCAATCCTTACAGTAAAAGTAAGACTCAACTTCACTGCTTTCATTCATTTTACCTGCACGTAAATTCTCAACCTTTACATATTTAACCCGTGCAATCTTTGAAAAGTCATTATTAAATACCAATTCAACAGCAAACTGGCCCTGCTCTTGGTAGTCATCGCAAATTCTATTGTGGATAGCCATTATATCCATCGTGTCGTGTGGGTTCTGCATGAATAAATCATACTCGATTTTATTCTTTAAGGCCCCATACACTGACTTACTTTCTTCCTCGGTCTTAGCTCCGTTCAATAGCCATCCATCGCCAGCAGTCATCTTAGACTTGGTTTTAACGATAGAATTGTGAATCCCTGAACCGTTACGTAGGTCACTTACAGCCAAAGGATATAAATTATCCTCACCGTACCATACCCACGGGTCACTTCTACGCTCGATAAGTAAAGGAATATTAGGTATAGTGTAATCAATAGAAGCGAAATTAACAGCACTTCCACTCGTTACACTCTTACTTAAAGTCTTTTCTATTTGTTTAAAAAAATTCATTCTTCGTCAAATACTCCGTTGTTTTTAGCTTCCCCATCAGTAAAAGTCACCACGGTTGTTAATTCTTTCACATCACAAATCCCCGTTTCTACCACCTTAACAGCCTGACTAATATCATTAATCGGAGGGCTTGATAAAGGCACTTCATATACCGAATAAGTCCACTGCCCCGAAGGACTCAACTCTACATCGGTAGGCTCTACAATCACAAATTTATTGTATCGGGTAGGAAAAGAACTTACATCGGTTACAAGTTTGGTTTTACTCTTGCCAGTAGTACAGTTAGTAAACTGAATAATCCAATCATGGTTAGTTAACGTGGCTTTCTCATCCAATGTTAACGTGACTATGTTTGAACTATTTTTTGTGATAACCATGTTAAAAAAAGAGGGCAATTATTTTGTAACTGCCCTCACCTTTCAGGATTAATTAAATTAAATTACTGCGGTGATAGCGGCAGCCAATACAGCATCAGCCATTTCAGGTTCTTCACCAGTAAAAGTCAAGGTATAACGGTTAGGGTCTGTTTTAGCAGTACCTGAACCACCCTCGTTACCAGTCATAATAAGACCATTTGCAGCACCTAAGTACCAGCTATTATCGTTATAATCAGTTACAATAGCAACCAACTCACGGAAACCACCAAGTAATTCAATCGCAGTTCTTTTGGTTTTCTCTCTTTTATTCAGTACCAAAGTTAACGTCTGAGTGTAAAATTCAACTCCATTAGCTTGGTCTCCTGTACGTGCCTCAGTCCATGAACTTGTGTTTTTATTAAACTCAAATTCATAAAATAAAGCAGCACCATTCATAGTGAAAGAAGAAATCCCCAAGTCAGGCGAGCCATTCGTAACACCCGTTACGTTTTCTTTATTGGTTAAGTAAATCTTTTTAACGCCTCCAAAGTTTGAAGAACAGCCTAAAGTTATACCACCATTTAATAAGTCACAATTTGCCATCGTTTAAATGTTTAATGATTAAGGGGGGCTTTTACACCCCCCGTTTCTTTAAGAACCAGTACCGTAAAGAACTACTTCAGAACCGTTACCGTATTGTACACCCCATTTGAAAGAGGTCATTATACGGGCAGTTTTTTGACCAGTAATCTTTTTGTCATCAATAAAGATGAGTTCGTTTTCATCGTTCATCAAGTCAGTACCAAACCAAAGGTTATTTGGGTCACAAGCAACCATTGTACTCGCTGGCATACCGTTAGATACAACCAATTCAAGGTCAATGAATTTTAACGCTTGGTCTGCGCTGTTCCAAGCCATTAAGGCAGGGAAGTTAGTCACCAAGTACTGTTTGTAGAAGGTAGCTGCGCTTGGGGAGATAAAACACTTAATGTTCGCCTTATTCAAGGTGTAAGGGATTTTGTTATACACCTTGGTTAACTCGGTAACAATGTTAGAAGCACTCAAAGTAGTAGCACCTGAGCAATCCAAAACATCAGAGTCAGCAAGGAATTTCTTCACAAAACCATCGCACAAAGCAGGAGGAGAAGCGGTAGTATCACCAGCCCATAAAAGAGCCTCAGTTTGTTCGCTAATCTTCTCAGCAACCAACTTCATCAAATAACCCATGAATCCATCAGGGAAATTAGCCTCTACATTGGAACCAGCACGAATGCTTTCGCTCAGGTAGTTGGTTTCGTAATCCTTAGCACACAAAGGAATGTTAACAGCGAAGTCACATACCTCTAATGTTTTTTGTGCAAGGGTGTAAGTTCCCGATTCAGGAACATCACAGCTATCCGCTTGTAAGATGTTGCCTAAGTTCAAAGAACCCAGTTTTACTTTTGATTTTACGTTAGGTACTAAACGAATCAACTGTTTAGTGTTACCTGTAAGCAAAGCAACGGAATAGAAACCAGCTAAATCCTTGCCTGTGTAAGTTGTATTGTCAACTAATGCCATGTTTTTTGTTTTTTAGTTTAATGATTTAACGGCTTCTCTTAATTTATTAAACTTCCCCACAGCCGTTTCTACTGGAGAAAGTTCTTTCTTTTCTACTACTTCTGTTTTACCAGTTGCAGCAGAAGCAGCAGGAAGGCTTTCAAATTTTACTTCCAACTCCTTAATTTTGTCCAACAATGGCTTAGTAGCCTGTTCGATAACCGAGGCAAACAACTTGCTCATGGCTTGTGTTTCTTCGGGTGATAATTGCGCTTCTTCAATAGCAGAAATCTTACCTTCTGCAATCGTAATTTTTGTACCATTATCTAAGGTGTGTTCACCTGTCAGGTCGATAGCGTTTCCGCTTTCGTCGGTAGCACTTACAGAAATACCAACAGCTAAGGCTTCGGCCTCAGAAGTAACGGTAATCCCTGTGCTTGTTTTTGCTGAGAAACTCATCATTGTATTTGTTTTAAAATTTCCTTTTACTACATCTAACTCAACAGAAAATCCGCTAAGATTAGACTCCTTAATGCTATTCCACAATTCCTTGTTACGTGTTTTGTAAGTCAGAACCCAATCACCCTTTACGATATCAGTAAAGCCCATTGCTTTAGTCGCATCATTATTAGGGTCACGAACAATCCACGATTCCTTAACCATTAAGTCTTTAGTAAAAGAGTCTTGGTTATGTTCAAAGTTGGCCTGTAAAGTAGCAGACTTCATAAACTGTTCTGCGAAATCCTCTACATCTTGCTCGGTGAAATAACAGTTATAATATTCCTGTGTAGCCTCATCAAAACGAAGGATGTCCTTATTAGGAGTCATTGCAACCCCTGTAATTTCCATCTTTTCTGAATCGGTAACCTTGAATACTATTTTGCTAAAAACCTTGTTATTCGCTGATGTGAATAACATTGCACTCTTTTCGATAGCAGGAGAAGAAACGATAGAAGTCGCTTTAATAGTCATAAGAAGGTCACCCTTCTCATCACGTGCAGCAAATCGTTTTCTCTTTAATGGTTTATGCATCAACTACATAACGATAAAAAAGAAAAATTGGACATTATATCCTCGATTGGTTGTATAACCTACTTACTCTATTTTGGGTAGAGGTCATTTGGGTTTCTACAACAACGGCCTGAATCGGGCCATTAATAGGGTTACCGTTTGCATCTAACTGAGTGGATTGCTGTACAAAAGTAGGAGGTTGAAAGGTGTTAGGTGTTTGACCTCCCTGTGTCGGAAGTGATACATTAGGAGCATCAACTGTTTGTGTTCCACCATCAAATTGAGTAGAAAGAATCTTAGCAACGTTGGCAGCAGCCAAGGCCCCATTTGCTACGGCTAATATCTGACCGCCCGGAGGTGGAATAGTCAAAGCAGCCTGTACAGCCCTTATCCCGTCCTGAACAGCACGGGCCACATTGAAAGCCTTATCGACCTCAAACATTTGCTTTCTAATCTTTAACTCAGCAGCAGCGTTACCCTTAGCCCCGTTTAATTGTGTTTGAAAGAAAGCCTGAGATAATCCCTGTGCAGCATCTAAGCCTATTTTACGGGCTTGTAACTTAGCGTTTTCACTTGCCTTTATATCCTGCTCCTCTTTGGCTCTACGTGCTTTATTTTGGGCTTCTGAGCGTTTAAAGTTTTGATTTTCTAAGTCTCTAAAGTATTTCTCCTCAACTTCTGCCGCCTTGATTTTAGCATCTAAATTCTCCTGTCTTGCCAATTCAGCCGCTTCATTTTGACGTTTAAGAGCGTCTTTATAGTCCCGTTCTTCCCTGTCAATTAGTTCGTTTGTAACAGCAGCATCCCTCGCCTGAGCATCTCTCTTAATCCTTGACTCATCTTCTGCTTGCTTAGTTACCCTTTCTATTCTTTTTTGATTAAATTTCTTTTCTTCTTCTTCAATCTTTACCTTGTTATCAAGCCCAACTTTTAAACCTTCATTTTCTAATTCCTTTCGTTTGGTGTTTAATTTTTGAATTTCATCTCCAATATTTCTTATTTCCTTCTGTGTTTTATCACCGCCCAAAGCATCAGGTAAAAAGTCACTTAGCTGTAAATTCTCTTGTAAATCCTTCTGTTTAGCAAGTAAATTAGAAATTTCTTTGTTAACCTTATTTATCTCACCCTGAATGTTTCCAAGTTTTAAGGTATCAATCTCGTTGTATTTATTAATAATCTTATCAAGCGATGCACCTTGTTCTATTAACTGTTTTAACTCATAGTCTTTTGTTATTATCAAGGCATCAGTTTCGGCTTTATTCTTAGCAACGGCTAAATTAAGTTCAACCAAAGCCCTTTCATTTGCCAGTATTTGTTTGGCAGACTCACTAAAAGTGGCACTTACTTTGTCCCAATTCTCAAACAATAACCTCGCCCCCTCAATTAAAAGGAATATAGGGATAGCCTTCATGGCCTGACCCAATCCAGTAAAGGCTACCTTAGCTTTATCAATATCTCCACTTGTAAAAGACTCAGATAGCAAATTAAACGACTGAGTTAAACGCTCTACTCCAGTACCTTGAATACGGGTAGAGTCATTTAATCCATCTAACTTATCTCTTAATCCTGAAATCTTAGCCTGAACACGAGAAAAGCCATCAGTTCCAGCCTCAAATTGTAACAACTCAGATTTAGCCTGTTTCAGTTCATTCTTTAGACGGGAGAAATTATTCACCGTCTTTTCAATCTCTGTATTGTTTATCTTAGTATTTAGGACTACATCAGCCATTCTTGAATTTTTTTAGTAAGTTATTATTCGCCTTTAAAAGCCATTCATCGCTATCCGTCCCTGCCAACATTCCTTTTAACACGTTTATATTAGCCGACTGCACCTGTATTAATGCTGGCATCTCGGTAACTATCTTTATACCGTTATTGTCCCCTAACGTTAAATCTTCTAAAGTCATAGTATTCTGCTATTTGTTTGTTTTCAATTTCGTAAGCCTTATGCACCAAAGTAAACATGAAGTTTAGTTTAGAGATAGATTCCACTTTCGTAATATCTCCCTTTGCGAGTTGGTATAAATATCCATACCATGCCCACTTTTTCTGTATCGCCTCCTCAGATAATCTAATCTTTCGCTCCTGCTCAGTTTCATCATTTGCCTCATCGATAGGGGGTTCAGGCTCTCCAAATATTCCCGGATGGTCACGGTAGACTCCTTTACGATGGTCGAAAAAAAAACCAACGCTCCGTAAACATCTCCTACACTTACACCGTCTAAGAACGATTCAGCACGAATAGCACCAGTAGCAGAATCATAATCCTCTACCACTCTTTCTGTATCTGTAAAAGCCTTAATCAAAGGCCTGTAAAGAATAGCCATTATCTTATGCATATTCTTTACCGTGTCCTGTGTGTAGAACTCTAAGTCAACCCATTGGCCTACCGTTAAATCAGTCAGTCTGTTTATAAAACCAAACTTCTCACCATTAACCTCTAAAATAGGTTTAAAGTTAGCCTCGTTTGGAAGTATTGCAGTCCACTCTAAGGCCGCCTCAATTCGTGCCATACTTGCAACGTCTAACTTTTTTAACTCCTCACCATCCTCATTACAAAGGATAGCAGCTACTTCAATCGGGTTAGCAGTTACGCTCATCTCTTGGAACTGTGAAATAGACACATCACTCCAACTATCAGGTGTTTTTACTATCATGCTATTTTTTCTACTTTATTTTGCTATTGCCCACCAATTAGAACCGTCGAATACTACTGTTATAAATTCCTTATAAACGCCAAGGACATAACTTGCACCACCTTCGATGTTTCCTATCGTTGGGGTTATTGTTATTTTATTTCCACCTGTGTCTATCTTTTTAATAGTCACTTGCTTGTTGTAATTGTTTAAAGTGAAATCTAAATCACCACCACTTGCATCACCTAAATAAACATCGTAAATATGGTTATTGGCAATATTAGTACTAAAAGACGTTACATTATAAGAGTGCTTATACCTGTTAGAATACCAAACTCCTGAGCTATGTGTAAACTCGCATCCATCAAACTTACTCACCAACTCGTAATAACTTTGCCCATCAATATTAGGGGGACTGTCATTAGAGTAAATAGTTATCGTATTGGAAGAAGAATCTACACGCACAATATTAACCGCTATTCCAAAGTCATTAAGATATACGTCTACATCTCCGCCTGTTGCATCGACAAACACGGTTGAGTAATCCTGAACACATCGATAAGGAGAATCAGTGTTGTCTATCAACACTCCACGGATATCCTGAGCAGCGTTTATAATCAGCCCCGAAGCCTCTATCAATGTATCGCTAATAATTACCTTCTTATTCTGCAATACCGTTTTATCCGAGAATGTATTATCATACGTTTCGTTAACGGAATTAATGATAGCAAGGTTTTCTACATCCCCGTCCACCTTATTGCCTGAGCCTATTATAAGTACGTTACGTGCCACTTTGATTGAATCCTATTGTATTATTATCACCTATAATTAAACTGCCTTGACCTAAATTAATGTTATTAGTCCCTATCGCATTGCCATAGTTTCCTTCCCCATTAGACGTTTCGTTTGTGTTAGCAATCCTATTCTGACCACCACCCACCTCTACATCAGCAGGTGTAAAGTCAGGCCCCTGTGCAAACTTAAACAACTCCACTTTAGTTGAACGGGTGTGCTGTGGGTCGTAATCCATTATCTTGTTAACCACGTAATAAGTACCATCTACGAAAACTAATTTTCTGAAACTAAACAAGTGCATATCCTTCTCATTCAGATTGAACCAAGCCGTCACTATCTTGCTATCCCTGTCTGAAATCTCAGCTAAGAATTTAGAGTATCTTGCGTTCTGCCTGTTGTTATTCGTGTAAGTCTGACCGCCAAAGTTCCAATACAATCGCTGTGGAATACCGAACCCTAAGTCCACGGTAGGATTAACAGGGTCGTTTATCATTCCTGCAAATGGATAAGTAGGCGAGTAAGTAGCTACTGCTGTACTGTTTTGCTGTTGGAATAAGTTATGAGTCCCCGACTTTAAGCCACCAAAGTATAACCGTCTTATGTTACATTCCATTGGTTCTACTACTCCGTTATCTTTTCTAAAGAACCTCGGAGCAACTATTCCCTGATTGCCATAACGAGCCACGGGAGTAGGGGAGAATATAACCTCTATCTTCTTTTCGTTTCTAATAAACTGATTGTCAAGTTCTATTTCTTCGTGACCGTAAACCTCTTTGAACTCATCGTAATAAAGTTTATTATAATAATCCTCATCAGAAGTAAAGTCAAACACTACTCTATTGAAATCCAAGTCACCCATCGGCACTATCTCAATATCTTTAGAGGTGTCTAATTTATAAGTCCAATCCAATGGGTCGCCTGTTATATCAAAAAACGTATCTCTTGGTTCAACCTTATAAGTAATCCCGTCACCCTGTAACTCAAAGTATAAATTCTCAGCCCTAATAATAGAAGTGAGAAAATCAATTTGTTTAACATTCTTAGGTCGTGTGTTATTCATATACACGGTAGATCCATAGGCCACTCGTGCATCGTAAATGTATGAGTGCCATGTAGTCCCACTCTTGATGAGAAAGTCAATAGAAGAAGACCCCGAAGTGATAGGCCCACCGTTTGAGAAACTAATAGTGCCAACAGCCGAAACAGCGTATCTGAACTTAGTACCTGCGGCATAAGCAGCCCCAGGATGATTGCAGATAGTTGAAAAGGTGTTACCCGTAGCCGAAGTTATAGTAATTATTGAACTTGTTACTAAAGTATTTGTAAAGCCTGAACCTGTATCTATTTGTAAAGCCGTATAGACTGTAATTGTACCAGTCATTGAGGCAGTACCAGCAGGAGGGTTAACAACTATCTCACAGTTCAAAGCAGCATCATGGTTAAAGTATGCGGCAATAGGCAAAGTAAACTCAAAAGTACCCGTGTTATAATTACCGCCAACATCCCTAAAAGGTGAAGTAGAATCGTTATTAAAAGGAACTACAAAACCCGTCATAGTAAACGACCACGGAATACCTGAAACACCTGCCGTATTAGTAGTGTGTGTGGTTAGTCTTCCTACATAAATCTCACTATTATCTACATCGGCCTGCTCTAATTGCAAAGCCCCTGCGTTTACATCAGGGATAATAATAGACTGCGCATAGGTAGAGTTAAGGTAGTTAGAACTTGTCAAGTAACCAGCATCCTCAAATATTCTTTGGATATAGTACCATTCAAATACGGCTGGTTTTAAATCAGCAAAGTACCAGTTATAAGAATTACCACCCGACAAACCATAGTCAATAAACGGATAACAATACTCATCAGTGCCTATCGTTGGGTTAACCAAAGCAGTAGAGTAGCTAAGAACATGGTTAAAAGAACTCAGGTCGATATCTGTCATATACTTATCATAGATATCCATGAATAAGTTTTTATCCCTACCAACCAAAGAACATTCATAAGACTCTACCCTATTATTGTAACTCTTGTTAATCTTCAATAACTGAAGTGAGCCATCGAATATTTTAATCTCGTTTACATAGTACTTAGCTGGTGTTTTTAGATTAGCGTTAAAATTGTTTGACTCTAAGTTCACGTCGAATATAAACTCAAAGAACTCATTCGCCTCACTTGTCGGCTCAACAACAACTGTCTTAGAATAGGTGCTATCCCTTCCTTCGGGGTTACGAATATCGGCTATACTTGAATTTAAAGATACGGGCAGTATATTCTTAAACACCAAGTTATAAGGATAACGTGGTGGACTCGCTAATAAATCAACGTCCCCAACCTCTAATCTCGATTTAATTACCATGCCGACTGTCTGTAATTTTGGTGAGCCATCTCGAACTCCATTTGTAATTGAAACAGCCTTTTGTTAAATCTCTTATTCTCCGTGTAAGAAGTAGGCACTAAGTTAACAGCCACATAGTCCAACGCACTACCAGTATCTAAATAACATAACGGAGAATCAATAATCTGTTTGTATAGCTCTACGTGTGCCTCATCTAACCAATCAGTTCTTAACACTAACTTATCTCTTGATGAGGAAGTTATGAATCTATCCACAGGAGTAGAACGTGAGTAGTGATAAGTGCCACTATTCATTGTAAATGGTATAGTGGCAAACTTCTCACGGTTGGCAGTAGTAGTTTTGTTACTATTCTTAGGGAAGTGGATAGTTTCAAACTGCCCGTTCTTTGCTAAGAAGTGAACTGTGTAAACATCATAAACACCCTCACAGCCAATAGTAAAGTTCTGAATAAGTCTTGTTGGTGGGTCAGGAGCAGTACTTAACACTTCGTAAATCTGATAAGACTCAGCCGTAGCCCCTAATATTGGATAAGTGCCTGTAACATCACCCGAAGCAATCTCAGTCAATCCCTTATGGCCTACGTCTATACAAAGATACTTATCCGTGTATGTGGTTGAGGCTTGATAAGGATTAGCAATGTAACTAATTGTCTGTGTTCCGTTGGAAAGGGTTACAACTACTTTTAATTTCAATAAATCCCCTGCTCCATAAGTAAGCCAATAGATATAATTTGAACGGTCAGGATAAGTAACGTCATCCAAGCAAGCACTTAACTCTACCCTATTTGGCGGGCTTGTTACAGAGGCATTGTATAGATAATTATTCTTGTTGTAATCCACATAAGTAAGGTAATCACTCACCCCATTCCAAATGTAATAATCAAAGTCAGTCCCTGCGTAATAAGTAGGAGTTGAGCCGTATGTCTCACCAATGTTAACCCGAATCTTTCTTATCCCTGTGGCCTTTTGAAACCCGTATTCATTAATCGGTAAATAGTGGGTAATAAGATTCTTTGCTATAAACGAAGCATCCACCGTCATCCTGTGGTCAACTGGTCGTGCGGGTATCTGTAAAGTGATAGTTTCAGAAGTAATCACATCCACCACCACCACTGTATATTTAAAGTTAGCCGAAGCGTACTGGTTACTAATAGCCGAAAACACCTGTGGATTAAAAGCAGGAACAAATACAGGCGTTGCGCTGAATATAGTATCGGGATGCTGTGTTATTGTTATTGCCATTATTTGTTTAAATCTGTTATCATATTATCCAAGTCTCTACCCATCGCTTTGATATACCCTTGTTCAAATTGTTTAGCCCTTCTTGTGGTTGGGATAGTAAAAAAGTTAGTAGGTGTAATACCAAATAAATAAATACTTCTCCTCACTGCCCATGCTTTACTTTTGTCAATCCCTTTCAACTTCATCCACTTCATAATTGGTTTAATAGGTGGCATCTTGGTAGTAAACTTATATGGTGACTTCCCTGCTCTGTTCTTCTCTGCACCCCTTACACCTTTGTCGATATACTTCCCATAGTCAGCCATCTTGAAAGAAAGGATAAAATCTTGCTTCTCCCTTTTTACCTCGTACCTGATAGAGTCATAAAGTTTACCACTTGCTACACGGCCTGAGTTATGTAGACGTGTTTCTATCTCCTGCTCAACCTGTGAGCCATAAGTCCTTATAAACTTCTCGGTCTCAGGAAACTTGGCAGCCATTACTTTGTGCGTTAAGTATATCTCTCAACTTCTTTAACCTGTCAGTAAGGGTGTATATTCCGAACTGCTCACAGTCTTCTTTAGTATCATGGATTGGTTGCCCATTAGACCCCCACTTCCATTTGTTCGTTTGTTTGTCTAAATAAGGTTTGCTCATTCAGGTATGTTACAAGGGTTATTATCTAAATCAGTTGTGATGGTTATATCAGCGTTTAATCCAGCCATCCAATCTCCGAACTCCTCTTTAAAATAAGTAAGGGTAGGTGGTGTATTTACTTCTGTGTCTTCTCCGTTGTATATTGCTTTATACATATCAAACAAAACAGACTCAGCATCGCTAATAACATCTTGCTCATTACTTTTATCCTTCAATACTCTACCCATACAAAGCATATTAAAGTTTCTGTTTACTTGGTTGCCATCAGGAGTAGAAGTTATTGGATTGAGCCAAAGTATTAATGAATCGGGAGCAGGTTTTAAATTACCCTCAATCTCCCATAATTCACCAGTTCCAAAGAACTTGATAAAAGGATTTGATAAGGCCGTAGCCTCGATAAAAGATATTAATTGATTGTACGTCATCCCTCTATACCGTTGTTAATTAGTTTTCTAATCTCCCTTACAGTAGGAGGTGGCGTGTATATTCGTTTACCTCTGAACCTAATCCAATCGTGTCGGCAATTGTAAGAGCCTTTGTACTTAAGTACAGAGTAGTTCAACTCCTCGGAAATCTTATCTATCTCCTCCTCACTAAACACTTTATCAATATTGAGCATCAAGACACAAAACTTACGTGTCTTCTCATCCAAAGGGCCATTGTAATAATAGTAATTCATTCCCTCTTCGGGTTTCCTGTCTGCAAAATTCTCAGTCAGTTCTTCTACCTGATTTCTTGGTATTCCGTACTTGGTTGAACGAAGTAGTTTTAATAGGGAGATTTCCCTGTGGGCTTGTTTTATATCCTGTATGCTACACACATACACATAACGCAGAAAACATTATTTAACAAATCACCCGAATGAGTAGTCCCATGTACCTGCGTTAATCTTATCCTTAAAACAACGATAGGCAATACACGCACTCATAACACCGTCATCATGGAAGCCTTGCGGTGCTGCGTACCTTATAGACCTCGACTTATGGTTATACTCGTATGTGAATAAATCAAACTCTTTTTTGAGCCAGTCAATATCCAACATACTAAATTCTTTATTCTGAACAGCAACCTGTAAGCCCTCAACTATTTCCTGCTTACTCTTACTCGTAGTGACAAATGGATAAACCTTTGAGTATAAGCCTTTTAACTGTTCGTGGATAACATCACCAATGGAGTTTAATTCAATATACGCATGGCATTGGTATTGATTAAGTACTGGCAACATAGCGTTTATAATATTCTGCCACGTGTTGTGTCTCCACCTTTCGCAGTAAACCATTTGGCCTTTATCGTTTAGGATAGTTAGCACGGTATAGTCATCGGCCCTGCCCAAATCTATCCCACCGTAATACCTACCTGTTTTGGACGGCTCTTGGTTTATAACCACATTGCTAAACACGCCCGAACCGTTATCTACAAACTCAGCTAAATACTCTTGCCTAAAGATATGCTCAGGTAAAGTTAATCTCGCACCGTCTATCTCATCATGGTCGGCTAATCCATCATAAGAGGTCATCTTAAAAGACTTATATTGTGGGTTAACTCCATCCAAGTTGAACAGATTGTAAAAGTGATTCTTCCCCTTTGGAGTTGAGATTAAAAGAACCTTTTTACCCTTTACCAATACTGTTGCCCTTAGCACCTCAGTCCAAGCCTGTTCTGCCATAAATGCGAACTCATCACATACAAGGTAATCAAAGGTAAATCCCCTTATGTTGTCGTATCGCTCGGAAGAAAAGAATTGAATAGTTGAGCCACATACCTCAATGGTTAGCTTTGAGGCATTAGTCTTGATGAGGTTAGAGTCAAAAGCCCGTGCCATCTCATCGAATACTTTCTCGGATTGTTTATAGACTGGAGACACCCAACCTATCGTAGAGCCTTTATTGTTTATAGCCCAGTAGTAAACCTGATTCATGGCAAGCATGGTTTTGCCCCACTGCCTACCAATATCTAAAACGTAGTACTTGTAAGGTTCAAAGTTAATTGCCTTGTG